ATTCCAAATTTCTAATAAATTTTGCTAAGGTTGTATTGTTCTCTTCTCTCTCGGCTGCTTTTCTTGCCGCTTCTAGTGCCTCTTCAATTGCCTTTTTTCTGGAGAACTCTTGGTTTTCCACGGTCAAATAATGAGATGCAGTTCCTACTCCTGAGAAACTAGGATTTTTAAACTTGTGTACTATCTCTGTTGCAGATAGTGGAAATGATAATAGAAATGCGATGAAACACATAGGTAAAATTATTTTCATTTTTCCTTCCCCTTTTTCTTTTCGTTTTCTTTATATTCTAAGACCACATCAACCTTTTGTTGAAGTCTTATTAAATCTTGGTCTAACATACGCACTTGGTCAATTAATCTAATCAATGCCATATGTTGTTTTTCGATTTCTGGTTCTAGTTCATTGCCTACAAACCACCAGATGTAGTATATGAAATAACCTAGACCAACCATCATTACGATTGGGAATCCGTATTCTGATATTAATTGTGCAACTTCGGACATTAGTCCCTCCGTGCGTCAATCTTATCATCTTCTATAAAGTTTTCTGCTCTTGCAATTCTCTCTATATCTGGTCTCAGTTCTAACGCTGAACTTACCAGCATATCTATCTTAATCATTTCATTAGACATGGTTCTTGCACGATTTTCTAGTGACTTACAGAACATGGTTAGGGTTTTTATATCGTCCACCACACCCTCTAATATCTGTTTTATAACAGTGAATATGAAGAAACCCATTACTAGACTTCCAGCAATAGGGGCACCGACCTCACTTATTAATCCAAAGATATCTTCCATGCCATTATTTATACTTTTTGTTTTCTCTGAGCGAAAAAAAAGGGCGTAAAAAACACCCTTTTTTGACTAAGTAGTCTAAGTTTATTTCATTTGAGAATGGATTGACTTAATCACTTCTGCTTTTGAACCTGAAACTTTAACCTTTAGGTTTTCCTTATCTGCAAGTTGAATCAACTGAACTTTAGTTAGTTTCTTTAACTCCGATTGTGAAGGAACTTTCTTTGCAGGTTTCTTAGACACTGGTTTCTTTGCAACAGGTTTATCATCTTTATTGAAAACAAAGTGATAGACGATTGCAAGACCAATTACTCCTAGAATTACATATTCCATAATTTATACCTCTCGTTTATATAATTATTTATCCAACAAAGGATTCTTATCCTTTGCCTTGCCAATTGCAAGTGCAAGAACTTCCAAGTATTTATATACTTTTGCCCACACTTTGTCATCTGCTGGTGTTGGAGTTAAAGCAACTATAACACTACAAATAGAGATAACAACTGGTATTACCATTAATATATTCCAAATTCCCATAATAAATTCTGCGATTGCTGTTAGCATATCCGCCTCCTTTATTTGATTAATATCGGAGTTATTTAGGTTTTATTGCTTCCGATTGAGTATTTTGTAGTCAATTTCCACTGACTTTTCTCTTTGAAAGGTATGATTTTAACTTGTGAAAGTGGTGCAGTTGGTTCTTTTATCTTATCATTATCTAAAACTTTGATAAGACTCCACTGTTGTAGAAGATTACAGATAGTATTTCTTCTTCCGATATCATTCTCATCTATGTTGGTTGGTTTACCGTCAAGGGCAAACAGTTCTTTAAAATGAACAATGTAATACTTACCTCTCTTATGTAAGATATGGCAGGATTGGAAAAGTTCTTGTTCTCTTCGAGAGGCAACACCTATTCGCGAAAGTGTTTCTCGTATTTTAAGGAAGTCATCCTCTTTTTCAAAGGATATTTCTATTAGTTTTTCTACTAAAGGGTCTATTTCATTCATTATTTTTACCACCAAGGTGCATTCTATTCTTCAACTCACGATATTGTTTATCAGATAAGAGTGATGCATAATCTTTTGCCTCTCTTGTTGATACCTGATAATACTGTTTAATTACATCGAGTTTCTTAGAGACATATGGTTTACTCCACTTGGAGAACCTTTGTCTTCTTCTAAGGGTATTTAGAAAAAATACATATTGAAGACGACCCTCAGTCGAATGCCTGATGTTCATTTCGTTAGTCAAGAAGATACAATCTTCGTGGTATGATAATGATTTATTTATTAGGAACGGTTGATATGATTTCTCTTCGATATCATCAACCATGATATCTTTTTTGTCGTAAGAGACCGACTTGACAAAATCAAATGGATTGCGTTTTGCCATTGTTTACCTATACTTTACAAACTTGTCTACTAGGTCTTGACCAGTCAATTGTATACCCATAATAACGACTTCATCATTATCTAAAGTTCTTCTGACTGAACCATCGTTGTATTCAACATCAAGAACTGTTCTGGTTCCCTCTGCAGTATCTTCTGGTCTATCATCGTACCAGATACTATCAAGTGAATGTGCATGAATTTGTTTAACAGTTTTAGCCCATTCTTCTGCTAATATTTTATTTCGTTGTTGTTCAACTCTCTCATCATATTGTGTCATTTTTTCTCCCCTCTTGAAATAGTTTATCTGCCTTTCTTTGTAGACTTCTCTCTAAATGGTAATCAAACCATCTTGCTATCCATTGTCTAATCTTTCCCATTATGCCTCTTCGTTTGGATTCCACATAACTAGATTTTTAGTTTTAAGTCTGTTTGCAACGATAGTATATCTGTTTTGTTCATCTTTCCATTCTTTTAACCATTTGTGTCCGTCTCTCTCTGCATCTATAAAGATTGCGTTGGTGAATGCCATTGGTAATAAAATACCTACATGTATAAAGATACTTACAATTGTATTGTAGTTAAAAAATCCTAGATAGTTTGCTGCCAGAAATCCAAAGAATACACTCCATACAGTAAACAATACTAACATGAAATATGTTTGAAGGCTTGGGTCAGGTATATACTTTAAAGGATTGTATCTAACATCCATTACTCTTCTCCATGCATTTACAAAACCAAATAAAGTTCTTCTAAACAAACTTGGTTTTTTCATCATTGGTTCTATTTTACTCATTTCATTCTCCTATGTGATTTCTCACAAATTCTTTTATCACATGAAGACCAACTGATGCCCATGTGATTACTATTAGACTCCATACTAATAACTCAATCACTTAAACTTACACTCTGACATAATCTCGGTGAGACATGCAGTGAAGTTAATCTCTGAATCCATTGAGAATGCAGATTTGTATTGATAGTCTGCGATGATTAATACACATGCAGGTATAGAACTAGGTTCTAATTTAGATTCAAGTGCATTGAAAACTTTTCTGTAAAGTGTATTGAAATCATTATCAGAATTTTGACCGACCCACTTTCTCATGTCTGACCATTTCTTATCTTTAAGCATGTTGATTAGTGGTGTAAGTTTCTCTTCTGACAATGTAGATAGTAATCCACTATCGATAACACCACTTGCACCATATCTTTGAATTTCATTTAGACATCTTCTGAAGTCTGGAAAGAATTTCATAATAAGTTCTGCAAGGACTTTATTGTCTGCTTGAATACCCTCTGCATCACAAATCTCATTGCATCTTTTCATCATTTGTTGTGCAAGGATTGGTTTGTCTGAAGGTTTGATTAAGAAATCAATTACTGTTGTTCGTGAGTGTAGAGGTGGAATAATTCTATTCTTGTAATTACAAGTAAAGATAAATCTGCAATTAGATGAGAACTCTTCTATAAAGTTTCTCAATGCAGGTTGCACTGAATCAGCAGATATATAATCTGCCTCATCTAGTATCACGACTTTAGGTCCACCTGAAAGTGATACTGTTGATGCAAAGTTTTTGATTTTAGTCCTGAGTGTATCAATCAATCTGCCTTCGTCTGAACCGTTTATAACAATGAAGTCTGCACCAAGTTCATTACATAATGCTTTTGCAATGGTTGTTTTACCACAACCTGCAGAACCACATAACATAAGATTTGGTATTTGTTCTTGTTTAACAAACTCTCTGAAAGTAGATTTGATTGATTCAGGAAGAATCGTGTCCTCAATATTTTGAGGACGATATTTTTCTACAAATAAAAATTCTTGATTCATAATTAGATGTTAAAACCCCTCCGAATTAACTGTTGTAAGAACCCTTGAAGATTGATGAGATTTCTTACATCCCGAGTATAGAGCTGAGACTATAACCCTATTCACACTATTATATATATGTCTATTGACCATATTTTGAATCAGGTTCAAGTGCAATAAAGTATTCTAACTCTATATCTTTGTTGTTGAAGTGTGAAATACCTTTAGAAGATACTGAAACTGAATAGTTTCCTTCTAACACTTTCAAATTATCAATCTTGAAATTGAAAGTAAACGGTGTTCCGTCTCCTGTGCCTACAGTTCTACTGAATGAATTAGATGTTGCATTCTTTTTATCAGTCACTTCCAATGTCATGGTAGTTCCGTCTGATTTAAGAATCAAATCATTCACACCTAGAACACTAGCTGCCTTGTTTAAATCGTTTAGAAGTGATGATGAAACATCGAAAGATACTTCCGCATCTGGCATTGTTATCATCTTCTCTGGTGATGTCACCATTCCTTCACTTGCATAAAAGTATGCCAATGCAGAATTTGTATCTGAGATTGTCACACTTGCATCACCGAATTTAAAGTCTGCATCTTCTAAAAGAGAAGTTGCACCTAAGAATTCAGGTAGATTGTAGATTGAGAAATCCTGTGGAAACTCTTCGTCTACTGTTGCAACTGCCAGAATGTTTTTCATATTTGAAATTGTCTGCAGTTTTTTACCACTGGTAACTTTAATACCAGAATTTATTGTTGAGAAGTTCTTTAGAACATCCCTCGTATCATTACTAATTTTCATCACTTGTTAGCCTCCTTATTTGCTTTATCGTGAACATGTAGCATAAACAAAGCATAATGTAAAACCTTTAAGAGGTCTGCTCTATTCTTCCCACCTTTTTTACCGTATCGTTGTGCATATTTCATTATGTTTCCGATACAAAAACCCTCACCATGTCCTGAATCTATAATAAATTCAGTAGATTGGTATTTGTTAAGAGAGTAATGTTGGTCATAAGTCTTATCGATATAAGAGGCAAGTTCCGTTAGGGACTTGTCCTCATTATATTTGTAGTCGATTGTAGTCTTTTTACCAAACATATTAATCATTATACTCTGAAGTCTCTGATTCGTCAATGGGGTTTTCCTCAGTTAGAGAAACACCCTCATCGATTTTAGTGTAGAGGTCAAGAATAGACATTCTAGTCTCTTCATCAAACCTTGAAATACACATTTCAATAGACTTCATTCTATCATCAAACATTCTGAATGCATTGACAATGTGAACAAGTCTTCTTGTTGTAATCACATCATCGATAGCACCTTCATAGAAGGTTTTTCTGATAATGTCTGCCCAATCTACCAACTTGGTAGTGAACTCTGAATCGACTGCACCAGTTAGTGCCATTTCTTTTTCAAGAATTTTCTTTTCAACTGACACTGGTGGATATTCTTGTTGCATTGTAATCGCAAATCTTTCTAACATTGCCTCATTCATGATTTGAGTTCCGATGAACTTGCCATCTTCTGAACCTTGACCTTTAGTATTTGCAGTTGCAAGAATTGTAAAACCTGGTTTAGGTGTCACCCACTCTCCAGTTTTTTTGATTAGATATCCTTTACCTTCAAGAACTGATTGTAAACACATCAACTTGTTTGAACCAAGGTCGACTTCGTCTAATAGAAGTACAGAACCTTTTCTCATTGCCTTGATAACAGGACCTTCTCTGAAAGAAATGTTGCCATTAACAAGTGTGTGACCACCCATTAAATCATCTTCATCAGTTTCAATGGTCACATTGACTCTGAAAAGTTCTCTCTTTAAAGAGGCACAAACTTGTTCAATCATTAATGTTTTACCATTACCTGAAAGACCAGTCACAAACACTGGAAAGAATATTCCAGATTTGATTATGTTCTTGACATCTTTGAAATGTCCGAAAGGAACATAATTAGTCATTTTCTCTGGAACAATTTTGACATTGTCTTCGAGTATATTAACCGACTCTGTTTGAGCCGCAACTGGCATATTACCAACAGGCATAGATGCCATTGGCATAACAGGTTGTGGTTTCACTGGCATTGGAATGACATTGGTCATTAATGCAGATAAATCAAATATCGATGCATCAGAATTTCTGAATGGATATTTGGTTGATTTGACCCAATATGGGACAGCACCAACATTCTCTAAATCTTCTTTAGAGAATGAAGTTTGGTCTGGATAGACCGATTGTAAAGTCGCGACAAACTCTTGTCTGTCAGGACTCATTCTAAAATCTTTACCATTTACTGATATAGATTCCGTCATAGTTGAATAACTCATATAGTCTCCTTTTCTTTGTTATTATTTCTCATCATTTGGATATGGTATCAAAAAGTGATACGCATTGGCAACCGCCTACTCGCATATTCTTAGAATCCTCTCTAAGTCTTTTTCAATTGATACCATACCTTTTACTTTTTTAGAGTATGTTTCCATTTCTCCGTTGTTAACCCAAAATCTGAATGCTTTGCATTCGACTTTTTCTTCGGCACATTGTTTAATTCTAGGGCAATCAAACTGAACGCAAGGACTTGGTCCTACATCCATGACTGCATCTGCAAACTTTGAATATGAACTATCGAAGTTGTGGTAATATGCCTGGTCTACTTGTAATGGGTCTCTTGTTTTCATTATGCTATCTCCTTTATGAATTCATTTGTTAAAAATCTTGATGTTGATTTAGACTTTTGGTTTTTCTTAAAGGCAGTTGTTAGTTTACCTTTCTTCGCACCAATTAATTCTTCATCAAGTTCGTCTTCACCAGAAACAACTAAAGTAGTTGAACCAGTAGTGAATAGTTTTCCGTACCCTTTAGTTTCCCAAACAGTACCAGTTTTTCTAGTTTGTAACCAAGCAGAGTTGTCTGAATAATCCATATCTTGACCTATCGTGCTCATAAGATTCATGAAGTCTTGCTTTCTGCCACAAACAAAGTAACCAGTTGTTATAACTCCTGTTTCTGATTTTAACCACTCTAAGATGTTTTGAGTTCTCTCAAAATCTCCTCTTCCGTATCTGTCTGTTTCATAGTCATAAACTTTTCCAGAATATGGGTCAACTATTTTTCTTTTCTTTTGAGTCATCCATCTGTCACCTTCACCTATTTGTTCTGCAATTTGTTTCTCCTCTTCTTTATCAGGATAGAGGCAGTCTGCTCTGTGACTATAACCATCAGTGATGATTGTTAGAATTGATTTCTCAATTCCGTATGAACTGTTGAATTCTGGAATTAGGTTTCTCATTCCAACCAAACACTGGTCAAGAGGAGTTCCACCCAAACCATATCCTGCTGGGTGATTATATCTTGTGTTCCAGTAATAACCTTGTGGGTCAATGTAGTCAGCACCTTCAAACCATTCATTGAATGCTTCTGCTTTCTTTTCGAAACCTCTCTGATGATAACTTCCGATATCAGAAGTATAATGTTCATTGTAAAGACCACCAAGAATTGTTATTGCATCTAAGTATTCTTTTGATTTCATTTCGTTAGAGAAAATTTCAACAAGTCTGATATTGCCTTCGTCTCTGTCCCAACCATATCTTGAATTGTGCATGATTTGGTCAGAGAACAAGTATACTCTGAAAGGTATCTCAACCTTTTTACAGAACATTGCAAGTATCAATGATTGTTCTAATAAGTCCATAACTTCACCACAAATTGAACCAGACCAGTCAAGTAGAACTTGAACACCATGATTCTTTCCGTCTGGAAGATATGTCATTCTTTTGAAAACATCATCAACGATTTGGTACTTAGCAAGTCTATTCATATCTAACTTACCAGTTTTACCAGTAAAGGCATGTGCTTGAGCAAGAGCAGCTTGTTTCATTTCAAACTCTTTTGCCATATGCATGACTACCTTTTTGTTTTTATCAACTAATTTTCTGCCAGAAACTTCTGCCATCTTTTTAGTTTTTTCAGTTTCTAAATCTCTGAATTCATCATTGTCTAATGTCTCACCACTTTTGTCTTTTCCTTCAAAGAAGTTTTTCCAATCTTGTCTCACTCTCTTATAAGGATAAACAATATCAGTCATTGCTTTTGATTTCATTTTTTCTTTCAGATTGATATGAGTCATAATCACATTACTATCTGAAATAAATTGTTCTTCATTGTTATGTGCATTGTGTTCAGTGATAGACTCTCTAGCACCATCTTCTGAATCGTAATTCTCTGCATCATAACCAAGACCACCTTTTCTACCAGTATCTTTTCTTTCGTCTTCAGATTCTTTATCGGTTTCTTCTTCACCAGAATCTTCAGTGTCTTCTACATCTGGAAGATTGTCTTCGTCTGAATCTTCTTCTGAATCCATATAATCATCATCGTATGAATCTGAACCATCTTCGAAGTCTTCATCGTTTTGATTTTCTTCTTCTTCGTCTGACTCTTCATCATCACCGATATCGAACATTTGAGGAACTAATTTTTCATCGTCTTCAGTTCTTGTTTCATTTTCTTTAGACCATTCATAGATTGCAGTTGCACATTCTTCGACTTCTTCCCAAGTCTGACAAGACATTGCCCAATCTAAGAACTTTTGTTCTTCATCAGTTAGTTTGATGTTGACTCTCTGACCACATTTAGTAATCAAATTGATTTTATCAATCAGTGAAGTTTCTTGTATGTTTCTTGTATTAACACCGAAGAAATCGATGTCCATTAATTCGTTGTATGCTTTAAAGAAAGATTTTCTAAGACCAGGATAAGTCTCTTTAATCATTCTCTCAATTCTAACATCTTCAACAACATTCAAATACCCTTTAAGAGTTTTGTTTTTTGTCACTGCAGAATGAACACCTTCATAAGGTGTATTCAATGCATGTGAAACTTCGTGACCCATAAACAAGTCATAAAGTTCTGGTGAAATGTCTTCTTTAAGAATAGGACAACATAGTATTCTATTCTTCAAATCAAAGTATGCAGTAGGAACTTTCCTATGCACGATTGTTAAGTTTTCCTTTGCAAGTAATTTTGCAAGGTTGTCTTTTTGTATTAGTAGTTTCTCAGTCATAAGGTAATGGTATCAAAAAGTGCGTGGCAATGTCAACGCTTGAGTTGAATAAATTTTCTCCTAGATTTGGAGAACTGTTTCATAGGAGACTTAAAGATGATTTCTTCTTTAGTTCCAGTCTTAATATAACCAACTAGATGTCCAGCATCATTGACCATATAAGTGTGATTAGATATGTTCCAATCTGTTATTTCTTTAAGATATTTCATAATCTCTCCTCATCAATATGCAACCATGGTATCAAAAAGTGATACGCATTGGCAACCACTGAGGTTATAGATTATCTTATAAGTCGAATTGGGAGAGGTTTGGGTCGTCTGTTTGAAGGTCGGTAAGTATGTTTTCTGGTTTACCAGTGTACCATTGTGCAATAGTATATCGACTGTTCCGTCTCACTGGAGACACTCCATGAAGCGTGGAGACACCACGGAAGACAACTGACTGACCTTGTTTAGGGGTATGTTTGAATGATTCCTCATACCATGATTCGGCATACTCTGGAAACCATGTTTCACCACCATTATAGTTAGTATTCAGGTAGGTTATACTAGTCCATTCACGATTTGGGTTGTCTTTTATGTTAAAACTTGCACGATTATTATCTAAATCTTCTTGTAATTCATCAGTTGGGTCGTCAAGTTCGTATGTAGAATAGGTATCTACATGTGGATGTTGTTGTCCACCTATTGGCCATTCTGCAATTAATGACATTTCTGGATACATTGGTTTCTGTAAATGACCAACCAACCATGAAATATTGTCGTAAGTCATACGATTAAAGAGTTTTCTTACATCATTATCTAAAATGGTGTGTCTTGTTATTGCTTGATAATCGAATGTCGAACCTACAGAACATAGGTCTTTATTATTTTTAAACCACTCTATCAGAAACCAACATTCTTCTTGTGTAAAACTATCTACAAGATAAATCTCAGGCTGATACTGCTTGGTCTCCTGTTGATTCACTTGATTCATTATTTTCTTTTTCCTGTTGTGCTTCTTGTAAAGCACGAGCAAATGCTTGTCTCTGTTCGTATTGTAATCTTTTTTGTGCTTCTTTAGGTCTGGCTTTTAATGCCCTCTCTAATTTTAAACGAGACGCTCTTTGTAAGAAGAGTATACCATTTAAGTGGTCTATCTCATGTTGAACACATCTTGCACCTATTCCGTCAAGTGTAGTTATGTGTTCCTCTCCATCTGCATCTTGGTATTTCATTTCAACAACTTTACTTCTTTTAATCATCAAGTAAATATCTGGAAATGATAAACAACCCTCTTTAAGTAGGTCTGTTTCTTGTGATACTTTTGTTAATTCTGGATTGAAGAATGCCTGTGTGCCGTCTTGTGTTCTCATTACGAACATTCTGTATGGAAGTCCAACTTGATTTGCAGATAATCCTAACCCACCAAATTTATCCATTGCTTCAGACATATTCTTTTCAATTTCTTTTGGGTCTTCTCGTGGATTTTCAAAATCGAAAACCTCTGGTGGTTGTCTTAATACTTTACTTGCTTCTTCAATTAACTCTAACATAATTTACCATGATATTTTGTTGTTGTGGGTTATTTCTATTTCAAAACCTAAGAATGCAACAACATCATTCCAGTTTTCTTTCAGTTTTTTCTTAATCTTATTAAAGTATTTCTTTAGGAAGTTGAGTGCCTTTTTCATAACATTCTTCATCCATTTAAACATATCAAATATGCCTTCTGTTAGATATTCATCTGAGTTTGCATTATCCATTTCTTCTTTAACAACCATGTTTATACCTAAACCAATTGTAGACCAAAAGGAATAATATCCTGATTTACCTTTTGGATTTGAAGGAGATTTTAATCCTGCTTTTGTCTTTTGTGAGGTCTTAAACTTTGCATCTGGTTTGACTTGTTGTGAAATTTTAGCAACATAAGAGTCTGATGAACCCTTTATTCTATGCATCTTTGCATTTCCTTTAAAGTCGGTCACCAGAAATGCATCTGCAGTTCCTTCTGAATTACCAAACTTCTGCATACCTGTCATTGCTTCATATGTAAACTCTTGTGCAAATTCAGGATTAGATTTGAATAATGCTCTAAGGTCTTCTTTAAGTGCCTTATGAGCCTCATCTGCTCTTCTTAAAACTTCTATCTCTACAAACTTTCCTGCATCTTCTAGTTCGGTTTTGTTGCCTTTTATTCCAAGTTTAGTTAAGTCTGTAGTTGGCATAAGACCATCTAATTTTTTTCCTAGTTTTTCTACGAATTCATCCCTATTTACTTTCTCAGCAGCGGTATAGAATGTTGCTAGTGCCTCTGAACGACCACCTGACATCAATTGTGCATCACCTGTTTTAACAGATATTCTATCTTTACCAACTACGATATCAGTTTTAGGTGTGAGTGTAGA